TTCGCTAATTTCACTAAGAAAGGCTCACTAGTCGGAGTTGATGGTCGTCTACAAACGAGAAATTATGAAAACCAACAAGGTCAACGGGTATACGTAACCGAAGTGGTCGTTGATAACTTCTCATTGTTAGAATCACGGACAACAACGGATCAACGGCAAAGTGATGGTGCAAGCCAAAACTTTAACAGCAATCAAAGTAATGGTAGCCAACAATCTGGATTTACCAGCCCTCAACAATCGGGTAATACACTGGCTGCTAATAACACTCAAGCCGATCCATTTGTAAATAATGGACAAGCAATTGATATTTCAGATGATGATCTACCATTCTAAATAATTAGACATTGCCGGGAGGTGAAGCCTTGGCTAGGCCAATAAAAAAAGGTATTGATTACTTTCCGTTAGATGTTGATTTTTTGCGAGATATAAAGATTCGAAAAGTTATGCGTGCTTGTGGATCAGCAGCTCCAACAATACTTATCTGCCTGCTCGGTAATATCTATCGCGACGAAGGGTATTACATGAAGTGGGACGAAGATACTCGTTTCCTAGTGGCTGACGATGTTGGTACTAGTGAAGCGTCAGTAGATGAAGTTGTAAAGAAATCCATACAGGTTGGTATATTCGATTCTAAACTTTATGATCAGCACCAAATTTTGACATCACATGGTATTCAAGAACGCTATAAGAAAGCAGCATATCAAAAATCAGATAGCAGTATTGATAATAAATATGACCTACTTAACGTTAATCATATTGATAACGGAGTTTCCAATAGTGGAAACCCAGTAAATCATGCCGAGAGTACACAAAGTAAAGTAAATGAAAGTAAAGAAAAGGAAAGTAAAGGAAATAATACTAGCCCTTCTACACCAGAAGGCAGGATTCAAGAAGAATTTGCAATCCTCTGGGGGATGCACCCACGTAAAGTCGGTGATCAAGTTGCAGCGCTTGATACTTACAAGAATGATGTCTTGCTGAAAGATATTACTTTCGATCAAGTTAAAGCAAAGATTGAGGCATACAAAAAACAAATTGAATTAAATGGCACGCAGACGACTTATATCAAGACAGCTGGTAAGTGGTTTACGGAACGTTGTTGGAATAACGAATATGACACAACACCACCTAAAGCACCTAAAAAGCCATCTGCCAGACAAGAACCCATACCAAAATGGGCACAGCCTGATTACCAAGCACCGGCACAGGAACGAACGCCGGAACAAGAAGCTCGGGATAAGGCACAGATTGAAGCAGCACTTAAAAAATTGAAAGAAGGCAGGGATGTTAATGCCAGCTAAAGTAGGCGACCTCGTTAGTTGTCCGCCGCAGGTAGTTTTAGGCCGGACGCTTGCTAAAGGCGGACAGTCGTACGTTGTGGGCGTTAAGCAACTGAAGTATGGCAATATAGCACGCCAAATTAACATTGTTCAAGATAAACAAGGTAACCGCACTGAGTATTTTGATTCAGATTGTGGGTTAGTACAGGAGGCGAAATAGATGGTCTCAGCAGCGATGAACGAATTATATGAGTTAGAAGATAAGTATGGCGGAATGATGCGGATCCCTGACGACGAATTATCTAGAGTTAGAAATGCGCTTGATACTCCAGAGGGCGATCAAACTAAAGTACGCAGAAAAAGAGGACGTCCAAAAGGGTCAGGCAAGACATCTAAACGTGTGGTAGATAATGTTGCGAAGATTGAAGTGCTCTATGCAAGAGGGATTTCTGTTCAAGACATCTGTAAGCAACTTGACCTATCTAAGGCACATGTACATCAGCTAGTTAGAAGATTTGGACTTAACACTAAATACAATTACCAAGATTACCGATATAAAGTTTCAAACGGAAATGAAGAACATTATTTTAGAAATATTGAACTTTTAGCTGATTATTTTTGGCTAAATAGTTATCGAGCTATGAAGAAGTTTCAACAGAATGGACAGATTAACGGCTTCAAACTTGAAGTTGGTAAGTTCCGAGTAAAGGGAGAGGGCAATGATGCAAACAAAGATGACACCAGCCGATAGATTGAGTGAGCTGGTTAGCGATAATAACATTCCTGTAACGGCATTGTTTGATGTAAAAAGTCGAATTAATGATTGGTTAGCAGCTGGTGGAAACCTCAACGATGAATATATGTGGATGCAAGTTCGGTATATCGAGAACATTGCAAAACGCATGGGAGAACTTGGAGGTAGTCTGTGATGACAATTGGCACACCTGTAAAAATCAAAGATTATAGCGTGCATGCTGTTGTGACCAAAAGCACTAGCGATGGAGTGACAATCAGGGATGCAAACGGCAGAGAGTATTTCTGCTTCGAGTCAGAGTTAGTTATTTCAAGGAAAGAACTGGTTCAAAAAATGCAACTGTTGCCATTTTGGAAATAGTTCAAAAGTAAATCAATTAAAAAGACCGCGTTAGCAGTCGAAGGAGGATTAACATGCAAATTAAACCAATTACCAATAGCAAACAGTGGTTAGATGCCATTTACCGTGGGGCAAGAGCTAAGCGTATGGATGAACAACAGTTATCAAAGTCCTTTGTGTTGCTGCTGCTGAGAACGCAGTACATGCACACTTGGCTGTATTATCTGCCAATAAGAGGCCGCAAGAACAAAGGAAACCGACTGCACAAGTTGGCAGCTGATTATTTCTATTCATTGAGCGGCCCTGATCGCATCAAGCTTGTTAATGATTGTTTTGAGATTAATTGGGGCAGCCGCAGCTTGAAAACAATTTATCAATCAATGCTAGCTGATGACGACTTAATTAAATATTAGGAGGATTAACATGCGAGAGATTAAGTTTAGGGCGTGGCACAAAAATAGAAAGACGTTTCTTGATTTTTATTGGGCAGTAGACAAGTTAGGGAGAACTTTCTCGATATTAGACAAGTATGTGTATGACGAGTTTACGAACGAAGTCGAACTCATGCAGTACACCGGCTTGAAGGATATGAATGGCGTTGAGATTTATGAAAAGGATATTCTGCAAGACCCAGATGACGAAGGATTCTGCTACGAAGTTGAATACGATTATGGCAGATTTAGTTGTGGCGATAACGATTTAATCGATTGTCTTGGGTGTAATGTTGTTGGCAACAGATTTGATAATCCGGAATTGTTGGAGGCGGACTAATGTTTTGGGATATTTTCTGGTGGCTGTTTACGTCACAGGGCGAGACGTTTATTAAAGCATCAATCATCATCTTGATTTTTGTGTTATTCGTTTGGGGATATGTTGAGATGGAAAAGGAGGGCGACTAATGCAAAGTCCGACAGCGTTAAACAAGCGCGGCAAAAAAATAGAAGCGGATGGCTTTAAATTTGATTCAAAAAAAGAGTTTGACTTTTACAATCGATTTGTTAAGGATTGCGGGCTACCGTTTGAAGTTCACCCGCGTTTCATTGTTGAACCAAAACAAGAAATCCAAGGCGGCAATATTTCATCAATCGCATATACGCCGGACTTTATTATCTTCGATCCATCCGGTAATTGGCTGCACGTGTATGATGTCAAAAACAGCCTTGGGCCTTATGGGATTGATCAATCGAACAAACTTAGATTCCGGTTGTTTGCTATGAGGTATGGTCATCCGGTTGAAGCTGTGGTTGTTCGGACTAATGACTTCAAAGTTATTACGCAAGGTGTTACTAAGCCGCTTAATGACAAAGAGCCGTTGATCAAACGGGACTTCAACTACAGCTGGGTTGAAGCTACCAATTATTAGGAGATGGCTACATGACAATTGAACAAGAATTATTCAAGCGATTCTTTGAATGGACATTCGAAGACCACGCGCAAGATGTAGTTCGAACCGTAGTCTGGATGAATAGCCACATGGTGATGATTAAAAGAGATTATCCAAAAGAGTATTTGGCTTATAAAGCACTAACTAATCAGCAGATTAATCAAGTTATATGTGAAGTATTACTACCATTTTAAAAATATAGGAGGATAACTAATGACAGACAATCAGATTAAACTACTTGAAGAACTAAAATCTATGGTCATACACGATAAGACCGCTTATCCAATGTTGGCTTTTGGCTACGTGATCAAAAAGAATGATAGCACTTATGACGAATTATCACAGCGAGAGGAATACGAGGTAATGAAGGCGTTCGGCGAATGGGGGCTTAGTTGATGGGCGAAAGGAATATTGTTGAAATTGTCCGCGAAAACGTAGTTAGGTATATGGCAGAAGCTGGGATGAAAAAATTTGATTTAGCTATGGTTGTCGGCGGAACCGCGGGAATTCAAAGGTTAATTGACGGTGGCTCAGTTAACGGACCAACGATTGTGACACTTCAAAAAATAGCTATGGCACTTGGGGTGAAAACGATTGATTTGGTTGAGGATTGGAGTGATGAAGATGAATAGCGCTGGTTTAATTACAATCTAATTTAGGCACAAAAAAAGCCACCCTGGCCGGCGACTTCTACATACTTATTAGTTCGAATGACTATATTATAACAAAATAAAGGGGTATACGCATGGTTTCATTTAATGAGTTATTTCCACAAGTCGACGAAAAAGCAACGATTGATAAAGTAAAGCATTTCTTTAAAGTACAGTTACCCATTATGCAACGCTATAGTCATAGAAATGTGAGTGGTATCAAGTCACCGGTCATTACTGATATGCCAAAGGGTGGATCCGTAAATAATCAAATGGAAGAGACGTTGACCCAAAGACTGTATGCAGAGCAAGTAGTAGCACGTTGCCGTGAAGCTATTGATTGCTGCGACGCTATTAGTCAGAAGATTCTATGGAGTATCTATGTAAAAGAAAACACTGTAACAGCAGCTCAGCTTGAAAGCGGGTATGGTGAAACTCGATTCAGATATTATAAGAATCGGGCATGCCTGCAATTTGCAGATGCATTCATGATTGAAGACTTGCACGAGTTCAAGAAATAAAAAGTGCGGTTTTTGTGCGGATTGTCTGTGGTTATTAGCCAGATTTCCGTGATAAATTAGTATTATGGATTATTAGTAAAGCGCGCTTAAACTGTGACCAGTAATCACCGGTGGAAAACGGTGGTCGCGCTGTTGCCAAAAATACAATCTGTTATACCCGGCAATTAGCGTTAATCAAACTTTGTTAGGTTAATCGACTTCAATTCTAATTGCTGGAAGCGTGGGGTTAGCACGTTGTTGCCGTGGATGATCGCGGACCTAACCATTCCTAGTAGCTTAAATAGAGCAGCGCGGAAGTGCACCTGCGGTCACGATTCGGGTTCGAGTCCCGACTAGGATATTATCGCAGCGGCGGAATAGGTAAAGCGTCTTTACGCCTTAAAACGGCAATTGTGTGGTGCAAATCCACACCTGCGATATTGCCAGTGATGGCACATACTTCACCTCCAATAGCCCTAGCCTTTATGGCTGGGGTTTTGTATTATGTACATATTGGAGGGCAAAATATGAAAATTTTTGGATTGGAAATAGGTAGTTGGTCGGATTTGTTGAGTGGGTTTGCAACTTTGGCATCACTATGGTTTTTATATTATCAAGTGAAGAAATCAAGCGACGATACAAAGAAGGCTATTACAGCTCAACAAAAACAAGTAAAGGAAGATAAATTATTTAAGTTAAAGGAAGAAGTTTTAAGTATAGCGCCGGATTATCGTTATTTTATTAATGTTACAGAGAATAACTTGGCTACATATAATAACCGTATTAAAAAACGCGATATAAAAAATATAGCAACCTATGAATTATGGTCTATAATGCGAGAAGTACAATCAAATATGACGGATTTTCGATATACTAAGGAAGAATTTGATCATAAGATTTCAGATTTAAAAACTAAATTAGATAAAGTTAATATATTGTATTCATCAAGTGTTATAAACGAAAAAGACTTAGTTTATAAGGACAATATAACCAAGATGATTCTTAGTTTGACCATTATGCAGGTAGTTATTAGCCAGTTCATTAGTATAACTAGTATTGTTAATCATTTTTTTGAGTTTGATAGAGATAAAGAAAATGCAATCGCTAATTTTAAGGTTGATAATAATGTAATAAATGAATCCATTAATACAGAAGGTGAATTATTTTCATTTAAAGATTGTAATAAATTAATTGATGAAGTTTTGAGGTAGCTTAGGCTGTCTTTTTTTGTACATAAAATTAAAGGAGTGATAGGCATTGTGAAACTAATACATTCAAAGTACGGCTACGAAACACCTGAATGGACGGCAGCAGATGCCCGTTTAGAGAAGTGGCTTAAACAGAAGAAGATAGATGAGAAACGTCGTTCAGATAATGAGCGGCGTATTTTTGTGCAGAAAAACAATAAGAAGGAGGGCGGTGCTATGTAATGCAAGATGAGGCAAAAAAAGACTATTTAGCGGGTATGAAGTATAAAGACATTGCCGAAAAGTATGATGTTTCGATTAATACGGTTAAATCGTGGAAGCAACGCAATAACTGGCAGCGAGGCCCAACTCAAAAAGGGGTGCACACAAAAAATAAAAAGGGTGCACACAAAGTTGATAAGGTTGCGCCCAAAATAGTGAAGGAATTATCTGCTAATGATGGGTTAAGCGATCAACAGAAAATGTTCTGCTTGTACTATCTGCAACGATTCAATGCCACGTGGGCTTATATGCAAGCTTATGACGTTGATTATCGTACTGCTAATGTAAATGGCCCTAGGTTGCTAGGAAATGCTAGTGTGCGTGAGCAAATTGATAAGCTGCGTAACGAGATTGCTAACGACCTATTCGTTACAGCTGATGACATCGCTAAAGAGTATGCCAAGCAAGCGTTCGCTGATATTGGCGATTACGTAGAGTTCGGTGGACAAGAATCAGCTATCCTTGATGAAGATGAACGAGAGCTGCTAGACGATAACGGTAATCCAATTAAATCGCATAGATCGTATGTCATGTTTAAAGATAAGGCCAAGGTTGATACATCTCTTATCAAAACAGTAAAGATGGGTAAAGATGGACCTGTTATCGAATTATACGATAAGCAAAAAGCTTTAGACTTTCTAGTGAACTATGTAGGCGAGAAGCAGTCGCTTAAAGGTCAACTCATGCAGGCTCAAATTGACCGCTTGAAGATTCAGAATGGTGATAACGATCCTGATGAAGATGACGACGATGGTTTCTTAGAGGCCATTGACAAGTCAGCGAAGGATGTGTGGTCTGATGAGTAATGTATTTAAGTTTACGCCGTTTTCCAAGAAGCAGATGCAAGTTTTGACGTGGTGGCGTTATGAGAAAACACGTGTTAAAGATGCAATCATATGCGATGGTTCAGTTCGTGCAGGTAAGACGCTTATCATGTCACTATCCTACGTTTTGTGGGCAATGACTGAGTTTGAAGAGGAACAGTTTGGTATGGCTGGTAAAACAATCGGTTCATTCCGGCGAAACGTTGTGCGCCCTTTGGAACGAATTCTAAAAGCTAGGGGTTACCGAGTTAAAGATAAGCGTTCGGATAACATCTTAGAGATTAGCAAGGGTGGCGTTACCAACAGCTTCTTTATATTTGGTGGTAAAGATGAAGCGTCTCAAGATCTGGTTCAAGGGTTAACAGCAGCGGGTTTCTTTTTTGATGAAGTTGCCTTGATGCCTGAATCATTTGTTAATCAAGCTACGGCACGTTGTTCTGTTGAAGGCTCAAAGCTTTGGTTCAATATGAATCCTGAGGGTCCGTATCACTGGTTCAAAACAGATTGGATTGACAAAATTGCTGAGAAAAATGCTATTCATATTCACTTTACAATGAATGACAATCCTTCGCTGAGTGCCAAGATTAAAGCAGGTTACGAGCGAAGGTATTCCGGCGTGTTCTATCAGCGTTATATCCTTGGACTGTGGGTGCTATCTGAAGGTGTTATCTACGACAACTTTGATAGGCAAACAATGTCTGAAGACATCCCTGATGATATGCATTTCAGCAAGTATTATGTGTCCTGTGATTATGGGACGCTTAATCCGACTGTATTCTTGCTGTGGGGATTAAATGACGGTGTTTGGTATTGCATCAAGGAGTATTACTATTCAGGGCGTGAGACCAAGCATCAGCGGACTGATGAGCAATATGCTAATGAGTTAATAAAGTTCTTAGACGGCATTAAAGCGCAGATTATCATTGATCCGTCTGCTGCGTCGTTTATCACTAAGCTAAGAAGTATGGGCTTCACGGTTGTCAAAGCGCAAAATGATGTGCTCGATGGAATACGTGCAACGCAGACCGCGCTTAATATGGGGCAGATTAAATTCAGCTCAACATGCTCTAACGTGTTTAAAGAGTTTGCATCTTATATCTGGGATATCAAAGCGGAGCAACGTGGCGAAGATAAACCTGTCAAAGAACATGATCACAGCATGGATGCAATGCGGTACTTCGTATTCATGGTTATTTACAAAAATAGAACAGCAAAAGTGTCAGCCAAACCGGCTGGCCTTTTTGGTTAGGAGGGATATTTTGGGATTTCCAATTGATAGAGAACTGGCTGGGGACGTTAATAATCCTAGCCTTGAACTCTTGGATTATGTGTTACGGAAACAAGCTAAGAACAAGCAGCGCTTTGACAAGTTAGACCGCTATTACAATGGTAAACATGATGTGTTAAATCGTCAGCTAAACGAAAACAGTAAGAATACCAAGATAGTTATCAATCATGCTAAATACGTCACTGATATGGCTGTTGGCTTTGTAACTGGTAATCCATTTAGTTATACCGCTGCACCTGATAAGAATATCAAAGCAATTCAGGACTCATTTGATGCAATGGACATTGTTTCACACGACACTGAATTGGAGAAAGACTTATCTGTATTCGGAGTAGCTTACGAGTTGCTATATCTGAAAGCAATCGACGATACGACAACTGAAGAGCGGATTGAATCAATTGATCCGCGTGGTGTTGCATTAGTCACCGATGACTCAGTAGAAAAGAATCCCTTATTTGGTATTCATTATCAAAAGAAGTTCGACTTGGACGGTCGTGAGAATGGCTATCTAGTTAAGGTATACACTGCTAAAGGCGTGCTTAGTTATCGAACTGTTTCAGGTCTGAGGATGATTACTGGTAATGTTGGTAAACCTAAGTATAAGGAGCACTATTTTGGTGGTGTTCCGATTATTGAATATCGAAACAACGAGGAAAAGCAAGGCGACTTTGAGCAAGCTATCTCTTTAATTGATGCATACAACATACTTCAATCCGATCGTGTGTCGGATAAAGAAGCGTTCATTGATGCGTTGTTGGTTGTATATGGTTTTACTGTTGAAGGCAATTTAAAAAACGGAATGCTTGAGGCACCAGGTAAAGGCACCGATGGCGCGGCCGTTGAATGGTTAACTAAACAATTTGATGAGTCACAGCTACAAGTATTGATCAAGTCATTGCAAGATGACATTCACAAAATTACGTACGTCCCCAATCTAAATGATGAACAGTTTGCCGGTAACATCTCGGGTGAAGCTATGAAGTATAAACTGTTTGGTCTGTTAAACCTTATGAGCATGAAGTCTCGTTACTTAGTTAAAGGATTGAGACGACGTTTAGAATTAATGCAAAACATCATGCTGATTAAGTCCCAAGATGTCGATGTGAAAGGCACGAAGATTGATATCACGCCTAACATTCCGGTTAACTTAACGGATATTATTAACAATATTCGTAATGCAGACGGCTTCATTCCGCGTGAAATCACAGTAAGCTGGTTGCCTGGAGTTGATGACCCTGCTGAAGTAGTAAAGATGTTGGAGAAGCAAAAAGCAGATGACATTGCACAGAACCAAAAAGCTTTGGGCCAGCCAAGTAACAGCGATTTAGATGATAAGCCAGACGGCAAAGGAGGTTATCGTGATGATCAAGGCGACGTTTCAACTAAACAAAAACAACCAGATAACGAGTTATCGGATTAGTGGTCATGCTTTGTTCTTGCCAAAGGGCATGGACATTGTTTGTGCAGGCGTTTCAGCGCTCACGATTGCTATTACTAATGAGTTACGAAACGATGTTAGCGTCGATCATGATAACGGCTTTATCTCAGTTGGCGATATTCAATCCAGTTTAGTCAACACAACGCTCACTCATACGCTACTATCGGGGCTACGAAGCATTGCGGAACAATATCCGGATAACTTAACGGTAGAACAGTTAACTAGCTTAGAGGCGTAAACATGGCCGATAAAGACAAGCTAAGCTACTGGGAATTGCGAGCAGCTCGTTCAGAACAAAAACTGGCAAAAAATGGCGATGAGTATGAACGAAAAGTGATTACGGCTTACAATCAAGCACAAGAGTATTTATCGAAAGCTGTTAATGATTTATATAAGCGATATGATGGCCAAACTTCAATGACCGAAGCTCAATCTAACGCAGCACTTAATCAAACGGTGCCAGCCGCTGACCTTGTTGCATTGCAAAATATCGCTAAATCAATTAAAGATAAAGAAACCAAAATTAAGGTTCAAGAGTATCTAAACTGGGTGGCCGCTAAGCCAAGAATCGCTAGAATGGAAGAGCTGAAAGCCAAGTCTTATATTGTCGCTAAGCAATTGGCAGATGTTCAGTTAGAACAATCGACTGAGTATTACATTAACGCTATTAAAGATGCCTATACAGATGCATCAGTTGAAGCAATTATTGGTAAGGCGCAGTCCGAGACTGGTGTTTATAGTGGTAAAACGACTCCAAAAGTGAATCACGATACTAATCAAATCGAGTTTGTGAAACCAGATAGTAGAAAAGCGGTTAAGTCAGAAACCGTTGAATCTTTTAGCGAATTGTCTACTCATGAAGTTAAACAAATACTTGATACGCCTTGGCTCGGCAGTAACTACTCTAAGCGAATCTGGAATGATACTGATTTGTTAGCCAAGAAGTTACAAGAATTGTTTGCTGTATCTGAAATGACTGGTATGAGCCAACGTGAAATGGCTGATAAGATTGCTAAGGAATTCAATACTGGCATCGGTGTTGCTAGACGCTTAATCCGTACTGAAGCTAATCACGTACACAATCAGGCTAAGTTAGCTGGTTGGAAAGCACATGGCATCGAAAAGTATTCTTTAGTGGCTGTGCTAGATTTTCGGACTTCTCAAAAATGTAGAGATATCGACGGTAAGGTATTTGACGTTGATAAAGCAACTGTTAATGTTAATTTTCCACCGTTGCATCCTTGGTGCCGAACGGTTGCGGTCGCTTGGTTTAGTTACGCCAAGTATGGTGGCAATCGAACGGCTAATGATCCTATTACGGGAGAAACTTTTAAGCTAAGCGCGGAAGATACTTACCGAGATTGGGAGCAGATGTTAATTAATAAACATGGCAATAAAAAGTTAATGAGCGCGAAGAAAAACGCAAAAAATAGTAATTGACCTGTCAAATGTCTTTAAACTGGGCAAATTAATAGCGTGTGTGGGCTAAGTGTTTCACATCTAGAGATAAGCATTGTGTGTGGGTCAGAGATGATGTTCATGGGATGCTTATTTTTTGTGGAATGAATTGGTGTGCATGAGCTGCTTAGGAGGAATTTCAAATGAAACATGTCAAATTATTTCCAAATGTCTTACCAATGAAGTTACAACTATTCGCTGATGGCGGAGAAGGTGGACCCGGTGAGGGAGAAGGCGCTGCTGGCGGTAATGGTGGAGAAGGTGGACAAGACCCAAATCCAAACCAAATTACTTTTACCGACCAATCTGAACTAGATAGCTGGTATGACAAGAAGTTTGCTAAGTCTGCTGAAAAGTTAAAGGAAGGTTGGAAACAAGAACAATCGCAACAAAAGGCGTATGAAGATATGACGCCGGATGAACAACACGAACACGACTTGGAACAACAACAATCTGAATTGGCAGATCGTGAACAAAAGGTGACTATCGCTGAAAATCGAGCAAACATCACTCAAAAACTAGCTGCTGACGGATTACCAGTTGGCTTAGTTGCTGCTTTTGAACCAGCTTTTGCTGATACAGATAATCTAGAAGATCTTTATACCAAAGTTGCTAGTGGTTACCGCGACACAGTTAGGGAAGCAGTCGATAAAAAGTTGGCAGGCTCATCTGATGTACCTGGTTCAACCGGAGGTGGTGGCGGTGGTAGCCAATCTGTTGGTGAATCATTAGCCGAACAACGCAATGCTAGTCAACAAACCCAAAAATCTATTTGGGATAAAAAATATTAGGAGGAACTAATTATGTACGTAGGAAAGAAAGTTACAATGTCAGACATCATCTTTTTAGCAAGTGAACACTTTATTTCGTTCACTGAACAAGTTGATGAAAATACAGTGGGTGTTATTACTGATGATTTAGGCCACAAAGTTGTACCTGCTGGCACAGTATTCCCTTCAAACGATGGTAAAGCAAAAGGAATTACGATTCATGAAGTTAACGTATCAAACGGGCCACAACCAGTTGGTTTAATTGTTGAAGGTTGGTTATTGGCACAACGATTGCCAGTAATGCCAACTGATGAAGCTATGAAAGCTATGACTTCAATTAAGTGGCGTGATGTCGAAAAGAAAAATGAACCAGCTGAAACAGATAAATAATTAGAATACTGGAGGAACAGACATGAAAAAACAATTAGTTATGAATTTACAACACTTTGCGGACATCTTAGAAGTGTTTACTAAGAAAGATATTTTAGATTACACACGAAACCGCGCTTACCCTGAAATGCTTGGTGACACTTTATTTCCATCTCGTAAGACTCAATCGTTAGAATTAGATCAGATTAACGCTGGTAGCATGACGCCGGTTATTGCATCAGTATCAGCATTTGATAGTGAAGCTGAAATTGGTAGCCGTGAAGCTAGCGCTCAAACGCTTGAACTAGCGTTGATCAAACGTAAAATGCAAATCAAAGAAAAAGATTTGATCGCACTACAAAATCCACGGACACCACAAGAAGGCGAGTACCTTCAAGGACGTGTTTATAATGATATTGATACTTTAGTTCAAGGTGTCCAAGCTCGTGCTGAAAAGATGACAATGGAAATGCTATCTACCGGTAAAATTACTATCAAAGGTAATGGCTTAGATGCTAATTTAGACTATTCGGTTGACAAGAAACACCAAGCTGCATTATCAGGCGCTGAATCATGGACTAATGATGCAAGTGATCCGATCAAAAACTTAGAAGACTGGTCAGACAGCCTAGATGTTGCACCAACTCGCGTTTTAACATCAAATAAAATTTTGCGTATCTTTATGCGTCATCCTAAAGTGATTGCTGCCATTTTCGGTAAAGATTCAGGTAGAACAATTGGGATGGCCGATTTGGATTCCTTCATGCAAGCTCATGGATTACCTGTTATCCGCACCTATGATAACAAGTACAAAACACAAGATAAAAACGGGAAATATATCTCGGAACGCTACTTCCCAGAAAATAGCTTTGTGATGATGAATGATGACTTGCTTGGCGAAAAAGTATGGGGGCCAACGCCTGAAGAAATCGCATTGACGGGTGCCGGTGATATTGAATCATCAATGATTGGTAATGTCTATGCCGGCATTTATCGTTCAACGATTGACCCAGTGGGGACATGGACTAAAGCATCAGGCTTAATGATTCCATCATTCGCTGCTGTTGATGAAGTATTCCAAGCAACCATTGATCTAACTAAATAATTGGAGTGATTGTTGTGAGCGATGAAAAAAGTAAACAATTAACTGCGTTGAAGCGTCTTACATCTGAAGAGGATAGTGATGCGGCTTTGATTGCTGACTTGTACAACGATGCGATCACTGAGGTTCTTGATTATACTAATCGGGATAAGATGCAAGATGGCATGTACGTCTACGCTAAGAAGATTGCTAAGGTTGCGTTCAATCAACTTGATGTCGAGGGCGAGACCGCTAGAACTGAAGGCGGAGTTGTTCAGAACTTCGAAGTAGGAATTCCCGCAAGTATTCGTTCCAAATTAAATCGTTACCGAATTGCTAAAGTGAGGTCTTTATATTGAGACTCAAACGAAGCGATTTAGTAGCGGTTTTTTTACGGAAAAGAGTAGTAGGGCATGACGATGAGCTGAATGAGATCATTACCTATGATGATGGTCAAAAGCTAATGATGAATGTCCAACCTGCATCAGGGCAAGTCGCAGCCGAATTGTACGGTGAGCGACTACGTTACTTTGCCAACGCCAAGTATGTAGGTAATGCAATCAAAGAAAACCGTAATGAGTTAGACGGTATTTGCTTGAATGTTGCATCGGAAGATGATCCTGATTACCGGATTGTAGCAATCAACACTTACAGCAATCATCTGAACATGACTCTAGAGAGGATTAAGCAAGATGGTGAAAGTAGAAGTAAAAGGGATGAGCCAACTCAAAGCGAAACTCGATAGACTGCCTAAGGCCATAGAAGATGCCGTTTGGGATGCGAACTTTGATATTGTCGAACTTGCTAGAGCCGATACCGTGCGCGAGATTCAATCTTCTACCAAACATGGGAGCGGCGAGACCGCCGGTTCATACAAGGATGAAGTTGTTATTAATAGCAACGGGCATGTTGTTGGTCGGATTTGGTCTGATAACCCAACAGCAATCTACCGAGAGTTAGGTACTGGTCAAGTTGGGCAAGCGTCACCTAAGGAGTTACCTGAAGGAGTCACGCCAGTATATCGGCAGACCCCTTGGTTTATTCCTGCTGAAGGGTTGCCCGATTTAAACGCTCTGTATGGCATGCCGTTGATTACTATCAAAGGTAAGAAGTTCTATCGAACAAATGGGCAACCTGCCAGACAAGCACTCATGCCTGCCATTAAAGGGGCAAAACAGCAAGCTCCTGAAATCTATAAAGCTAATGTCCAGAAACAACTTAGAAAGTTGCGTGGTTAATTTGGAGATTATTAATATTAAACAGCTTGTGGCAGGTATTCTGTCTAAACAGACAGATTTAAACTACTGCGGGACAAGTTATCCAGATGAGTTAACTAAGTTCCCTGCAGCAATCTACCACACCGCACATAAGCCGCATTTTATCGATTCCGATAAGCAGGAACTAGAAACTGATTGGACTGTTTCCATCGATTTGTTTAACGATCATGGTTCTCTTACAGAAATCTCAAACAAGTTAGTAAATGAGCTTGTTAAGTTAGGGTTTTCTTACACTTCAGGAGACCAGAATTTAGCAGGCGTAAAACGTACCGCTTTAGTATTCAACGCGATGGTTGATAACCAACGTAGAATGGTATTTCAAAATTAGGAGGAATTTCAAATGAAGTTATTAAAAACTGATTTACAAAAATTTGCAGAAACATTCGTAGACCCTAGTCTGGGTTTACTTACCAAAGGGACGAAACTAGCCTTTAAATCTAGTTCAGAAACAGATTTTGTCGAAGTAGCTGCAGTCAAGACAGTTCCAGATATTGGGTCCGATCCAGAAAAAGTTGATGTTACGTCACTCGAAGACGGTAAGAAAAAATCTATTGCAGGCTTGCAAGATTCTACTAACTTAGCTTTTGGTGTCGTCTACAAAGGCAAGAACTTCTATCAATTGCTTGATAAACAAGGCACTGATAAACAATATGATTGGAAGATTACTTACCCAGATGGGTTAACGGTAACGTTTAAAGGCGCATTCTCGCTTAAATTAGGTAATGCTGAAGTTAATAAGAGCATGGATTACACAATCACGGTTGTGGTTTCTGATGGGCCTGATATTGCAGCCCCAAAAGCGTAACGGGAGTCACACTTAATAAAACAACTTTAAGCTTAAAGGTTGGTGCTGTTGAAACACTAACCGCGTCCGTCACTCCCACGGACGCCATTAATAAAGCTGGTAAATGGGCTAGCGACAAAACTTCAATCGTTACAGTTGATCAACACGGGAAAATAACTGCTATTGCAGTTGGTACAGCTAAAATTACATTTAAAACAGATGATGGTTCATTTGTTGCAACATGCACAGTAACTGTTACCGCAGCATAAATAATTTATTGGAGGAAACAAACATGACAAACGGTAAACAATTTAACTTAGGCGGTCTAATGTTAGACCTACGATTAAACGGAAAGGCAATCTTAAACATTGAAAAGCGCTTAGGCACATCAATCATGTCACTTTATATGGGTGGCAATGGTGGGGTAGTATTACCCGCCACCAACAAGCTATTAATCGTATTACAAGGTGCAAATCAAACTCACGGTATTACTGATAAAGATATGATTGGTGGTTTCGAAAAGTATCTCGAAGCAGGCAACACACCAATGGATTTAAATAATGTCATTCAAGAATTATTGGATGAAGCTGGTTTTTTCGGCAAGAAGAAGGACGATACCAAGACAGATGGGGAATCAGTGGAAACGACTCTAGACGGGGAACCAACGGAAGTTGCGGATCCAGAAGAAACACTATAACCCAACCTGAATTTAAAACTGTGACCGAATTACTCTATGGTATTTATCCATATGCTGTAGAAAATGGCATCAAGGCTGACGAGTTTTGGCAGATGACGTTTGATGAAATTATGATTCACATTACTGCGACAATTAAACATCACAGAACCATGCTTAAAGAGCGTGCGGTAATGGACCATAAAACAGCAGAACTCATGGCGTTTGCCGTCAATGACCCAAGCAAGATGCCATCTGTTGAAAAGCACTACAGCTTTATGGATGACAATGCAGAACGTCAACCAGACACATTAAATAATGAGCCTGATCGAACTGAGCCAGAAGAATGGCAAAGTGATCAGGCTATTTTACTGCAACAGGCTATGTCAGTTAGGGCTACTAACGAACGAAAAAAGAATGAATAGGAGGTGAGTGAATGGAGTTAGAAACGCTTGAGGTCTATATTGATGCCAATCTCAGTCGGATTAATGAGCAACTTGAAAAGATTTATCCGGCTTTTGAGAAGGTGCTTAGCAGAGTCGAACAGATTACTGGTGCCTCAATGGATAAGACTGAAAAGTCTATGGACATCAGCAAGGGCAGTAATAAGTTAATTGATGAAGTCAAAAAGATTAACGAAAACATGTCCAAACAGTTCGATAACATGTCAAAAAATGCTGAATCATCCATGAGTAAAACAGGCGATGGCATGGCTAAAGGCATGGCCTCATCAAGAGTTAAGGTTGGCAAAGAAGTTGATCAACTAGTCAATAATGTTAATTCAAAGATGGACCAAGCTAGAGCAATCCAACAAAAGGTCTCTTTCCTTCAAAATAAGAAAGCTGTTGCTACCTCTAGTGGGAATCCATTAGATGCACAGAAGTTTGATGCTCAGGTGGCATCTGCTGAAGCACGAATGACACGGTATCAGAATCAAGCTAAAGCTCTTGCTGCAGAAATGCAGTCGGAGTTTGACGCTATTCCAGCATCGTTAAATAAGATTGCTCAAACAATGGATCAAAACGAAGCTGCTATTAATCGGTTGAAAGCTAATATTAAGTCTTTACGGGCAGAACAAGCTGAAGCTGAAATGCCAACAGGTAACTTTACTGACGGTTTTGGTTCAAAAGCAACTGCTAAATCATCAAAAATTGGTGATCAAGCCGCTAAACAAGAAGCGAAAATGGCGAAGCTAATTGCACAAAATGACTCACTTGGCTCAACCTATGCAAAAGTTGAAGATAGAAGTAGTGCATTAAAGGGTGCTTTAGGAAAGCTGAATACTGAGTTAGATAAATCGGCAGTAGCTACTAAGCGAACTAACAATAGTTTTAGTTCTATGAAGAATCATCTAAGCGAATTGGGGAATAAGTTTTCTTTCTTAGGAAACGGATCCAACAATTTAAATAGAGTGGCTTCATCGGCTGAAAAAAGTAGAAATTCAATGTCTGGTTTAGCTAGAACGGTTCGAATGCTTGGTTCCCAATTAGTTGTATTTACCTTAATGTATCAAGGAATTATGATGTTGGCATCCGGACTAGGCAGTGCCTTGATGACCAATGCCCGGTTTGCAGCATCATTTAACCAAATCAAAGTTAATCTTCTAACGGCATTCTATCCAATCTACACAGCAGCGTTACCAGCGATTAATGCGCTTATGGATGTATTGGTAAAGGCGACTGGTTATATTGCACAATTTACCTCAGCACTATTTGGGATGAGTCGTGGTGCTGCTAAACAAGGTGCAGCGGGACTTTATAATCAGGTTAGAGCAATTAACGATACAGGCAGTGCATCCAAAGAAGCATCTAAACAAGTTAGAGAAACCAATAAACAGATTACTGCAGCCAATAAAAAGGCGGCTGAATCTGCTGCAGCAGCAAATGAGGCTTCTCGTAAACAGATGCAAGAAACTAAAAAGAAAGCACAAGAGTTAAAAGGCGCTTTGATGGGCTTTGATGAAATCAATACGCTCTCATCAGCTGAAGACAATCCTGATTATTCTTATGATAAACAAAAACCCGATAAACAACCATTGCAATCTGCTGATTCACTTGATGATATCCCTGGTACTAATTTTAATATTCCTGATGGTGCTCAATTCGGTGGTGCTATCGCTGCAGCAAATGAGTTTAAAAAGATCCTAGCTGATCTATTTAAACCCATGCAAGAAGCGTGGTATAAGTATGGGAAAAGGGTTATCGATGCTTGGGAATATGCCCTACGAGAAGTAGGCGGACTAATTAAAGCTATCGGTAAGTCATTTATGGAAGTTTGGACAAATGGGACCGGTGCTGTATTTATTGGTAATATCCTTAAATTATTGGCCGATGTTTTAAATATTATTGGTGATATAGCGAAAGCATTTAAAGATGCTTGGAATGATGGTGGACGAGGAACAAAACTAATCCAAACTATTTTTGATGCCTTTAACTCCATATTGAACCTCTTACATTCTATCGCGACATCGTTTAGAAGTGCTTGGAATGACGGAACGGGACAGGCTATTGCAACAAATCTCCTTGATATTTTTACGAATATTTTTAAAACAATTGGGAATTTAGCGGATCAATTTAATAAAGCTTGGAATGCCGGTAATGTTGGAAAATCAATATTTTCGGATATCTTGGGTATAGTAAATGTTGTGTTAGATACGCTTAAAAAGATGACTGGTGCAACAGCAGATTGGGCTAAGACCTTAGATTTTAGACCATTGCTAAATTCGATTGATGGGTTGCTGAAAGCAATTCAACCATTGACTAAAAACATTGGTGATGGTCTTCTTTGGTTTTATAAAAATGTTTTACTTCCACTCGCTGGATTTACAATCACTAAACTAATACCTGCCTTTTTAGACGCATTATCGGGTGCAATAAAGTTATTGAATGGTATCATCGATGCTTTAAAGCCTGCCGGAAAATGGCTTTTTGATAGTTTCTTAAAGCCAATGGCGCAATGGACAGGTGGAGTTATAGTTTCAGTTCTTGAAGGTGTCGGGAAAGCGCTTGGTGTTGTGGGTGATTGGATAAGCAAGCATTCGGAAGGTTTTTCAAATTTTGTTATTGCTGTTGCAGCATTCGCTACTGCTTTGAAGGCTATCTCAATGGTTCAAACAGCCGTTACGGTCGTTAGTGGAATAATGTCCGCATTAAGTGGTATTGGTGGCATAACAGGAGCGCTATCATTGTTAGGCTCTGGACTAGGCGGTATTGTTACATTGCTTGGTGGACCATTTACACTTGCAATTGCGGCTGCGATTGGCGTTGGTGTTCTTCTCTGGAAAAACTGGGATACTGTGAAAGAGAAGGCTGGTCAGCTTGGTAAGTGGATTGGTGAAAAGTGGGATGGTATTAAGAAAGTAACAGAGAAGGTTTGGAATGGAATCACGAAGTTCCTTAAAAAATGGGGTAGTGATATTCTCATTTTTATGGTTACTGGACCAGCTGCGCCTTTTATCTTATTTGGGAAATACGTTTCTAAACATTGGGATGAGATTTCTAAATCAACCTCTAAAATATGGGGAAATGTAAAGACAACAATAACTAATAAAACAAAGGAAGCCTTTAATAATGGCAAGAAATACTTTGGAAACCTGAAAGATTCAGCAATTTCTCATTTTGAAAGCATCAAAAAATCCGCGTCTGATAAATTTGAGAATATTAAATCAACGATTTCTTCAAAAGCGAGCGCTGCTAAAGACGGCGCTTTACGCGCTTGGTCATCAATGAGAGATAATACTAGTCCGTACTTTAGTTCTGTTAAGTCAACTGCAAAAAACGCGTTTGATAACGTCGCAAGTTGGGCCGGTAATCTCGGTGGACGTATGGCATCTGGATTAAGCAATGGTATTGGTGCTGTTAAAAATGCAGCACGTGGAATTGCTAACGCTATTGTTAGCGTAATTGGATCGGCCGTAAACGGTGTAATTGATGGCGTCAAATGGATTCTTAATCATGTCGGCGCGTCTGGAGCGGCTGGCGGATTACACCATTGGTCAATTCCTAACTTCGCAACAGGTGGTACCCATAGAGGCGGGTCGGCATTGGTCAATGACCAGGCTGGTTCAATATATCAAGAAGCTTATCAGTTGCCCACTGGAAAAATCGGTATATTCCCTAAGCAACGAAATATCATTGCTAACATGCCAGCGGGGACTAAGATTATGAATGCAACAAATACAGCCAAGTTAATGCAATCAAACATTCCGCATTATGCTTGGGGGATTGGTAATTTTACGTTTCCTAGAATAAACTTCCCAGATTTTAGCAATATGTTTAGCGGTCTTGGCGGCGCTTGGAGTTCCGTTGTTGATACTGCAGAAAGTATCTTTGACGACGTAACGCATCCGGGCAGAGTTTTAGACTATGCAATTAATAAATTCACCTCATATTCCGGGTTGGAACATCCTGCATTAGATGTAGCACAGGGCAGTGTCGGTAAGATTAAAGATGGTGCTTTGGGCATGGTCAAGAAAGCTTTAGAAGAGTTTTCACCTGAGCCAACTGGCGGCAGTGGTGTTCAAAGATGGGCCGGTGTGATCCGCAAGGCATTGACTAAAAATGGCTTGCCTTCAAACGGCACTTATACCAATGCATGGTTACGACAGGTTCAAACAGAATCTGGCGGTAATGAACATGCAATGGGTGGTAACGATGGACTTCTAGATGGTAATGCTCAGGGATTGTTACAAGTTAAACCCGGAACTTTTGCTGCTTATAAGTTTCCCGGCTACGGCAACATTATGAAGGGCTATCATAACGCCTTAGCTGGTATTCACTATGCTAAGGCGCGTTATGGTTCTGATATGTTAGGAGTTATCGGGCGTGGTCATGGTTACGCCAATGGTGGTCCAATCTTTAAGCACGGACTTTATGAGATGGGTGAAGGCAATAATCAAGAAATGGTGTTGCCTTTAACCAATAGATCTCGTGCTTGGGAATTAATGCAACAAGCATCAGAGATGATGGGCTTTGGTCAACTTCAATTGCCTGAAGTATTGTCTCGAGAAGATAACTTTTCAAGTAATTTCGATTTATCAAATGGCAATAATACTCAAACTGGTGGTGTAGGCACTAACAACGTGCTATCAGTAATTGCAGAGTTGTTAAGTAATAGAGGCAATGATGACGGACAACAGGCAACTGTTGAACAACCACTTATTCTAGAACTCAATGACGATGTATTGGGTAGAACTGCTATTAAAGTGATCAACAAAGAAATTAAGCGGACTGGTAAGATTCCGCTCAACATTTAGGAGGGATTGATATTCGTGTCATATTTAAAAATTGGTGGGACAGCGGTTAAAGCACCGCAGTCTTTTCAGGTAGCAATTCAGGATATTGATGGCAATACAACAAGAAATGCAAAGGGTAATATGAACCGAGATAGGGTCGCTGTGAAACGGAAGTTACAAGTTTCATGGGGGCCTTGTTCTATGGCTGAATCTGCTGCTATTCTTCAAGCTGTGTCCCCAGTATTCGTTTCTGTAACTTATCCCGATCCACAAGATGGAAAAATAGCTACACGAACCTTTTATGTTGGCGACCGAACGGCGCCGACTTATTCATGGAACGCTCAGTTTTCACGGATTGAATGGAAGGGGTTGTCTTTTGATTTTGTTGAGAAGTAAGGAGGGATTATATGTTGAAAGTGAGTGACGCGTTTAATTCAGCGTTTGCGGCGCCGGATAGAGAGCTTCGTGCACGTGTCACGATTGGAAAGACCGTTTACGATAGTGATGATTTAACTAGTATTAATTACGATTCAGGCGCAATGACCGGTGAGCAGTTTTCTATTGGCTCAACCTATATGAACTCAACAAAAATTACTTTTAGTCACTTAGTTGAAGGTTTGAAACAACTAGATGAAGTATTGTTAGAGTTCGGCATTGTTAAAGCTGATGGGACAACTGAATACGTCAAGATGGGCACATTCATTATTGATGATAAGATTCAGATGGACCGCAACAACAACTCAACAACCATTGAATGTATGGATCGAATGGTGATGCTCGGCGGAGCGTATAAATCAAAGCTGAGTTATCCGGCTACTATTAAATCAGTTGCCGTAGAAATTGCTAATATGGCTGGCGTTAGAGTTAACGATACAAGTTTTGCAAGATTGCCTAACCAATCTATCAATGAACCGATTGGTTATTCCTACCGTGATGCGATTGGGATTATTGCACAATTTGCAATGGGATTTGCATTGTTTGATCGTGATGGCTACCTCGATATTAGAACGCTTGTTGATAGCGAATTTAAAATTGACCCAAGTCAATACTTCCTAAAAGGCCTTGTTAAAAACGAGACCTTTTTTAAGTTGAATGGTATTAGTTGTACTGTTGTGACTACAAGTAAGGATGAAAACGGTAATGAGACATCCAAAACAACGGTGCTGCAAAGTGGTTCAAGTTCCGGGGCACAGATCAAGTTAGCTAATAACGTCATGACTCAAGATGTTTTAGATCGTATGTATGAAGCGCTCAAGTTTACTAATTACTATCCGTTCAGTTTAAATTGGAATGGCAATCCAGCTGTTGAAGCTGGTGATTGGTTAACAGTCGAAGATTTACAAGGTAATGAATTTAAAGTCCCTAATATGTCTTACACGCTTACTTACAATGGTGGTTTAACAGCTACCTCTAAGGCAGATACGTCGGTTAGTTCGCCGGCAACTTATAGTTATGGTGGGACAATTAGCAATATTGTTAATGAAATTGGCGGACGTGAAAGTGCTGAAGGTAATCATATTTATGAAGGGACTGAGGATCAGGAACCGACATTGTCTAAAGAGGGAGACCTTTGGTATAAGCATGCTGGGCCTGATACTGAAGAACGGATTTATAAGGATGGAAAATGGGAGTTCCTAACATCTACCAAAACCGCTAATGACGCGGCAGACGCAGCGGACAAAGCATCAAAAGAAGCCGAAGAAGCAAAGAAGCAGGCTAACAAGGCAGTAGATGGTGCCAATGATGCTGTGGCCAAAGCTGGGTTTGCAAACGACACGGCGACACAAGCTAAATCTGATGCTGCGACAGCTGGTCAACAGGCTAAAGACGCTTTAACCGACGCCAAAAAAGCTTTAACGGACTCTGGTAGCGCAATGGCTGACTCAACGCAAGCGAGAAAAGATTCTGCTGCGGCTGTGGCTGATGCATCGTCTGCCATTGCTAAAGCAAACTCAACAGCTTCGGAATTCGGTAAAGTTAGCCAAAAAGCTGACAGTGCTTTAAATAGTGCACTTGATGCTCAAAGTGATGCTAGTATCGCGGTGACCCAAGCATCGTCCGCCGCAGCTGACTCTAAAGATGCTAAGCAAATTGCTGGAGCAGTTAGTCAGAGTTATAAGATGTTAACAGACGGATCGACTATGACCATTGCCGAATTAGAAAGCGGCTTAGCTGTTAAGCTGACTAAAACAGATCTGAATGGTTATGCCACTGAAACGTGGGCGCAAAATCAAATCAATGCTACTGCTGATGGGATCAGTGCTACATTGTCAAGCGTCAAGAGTACGGTAGACGGCCAAACGACTAGCATTAATGATTTGAAAGCTGATTCCAGTTCATTCAAAAGTCAATTCACGACTGTTAACGACACATTGGGAAAGCAAACTACTGATATTGGATCTTTACAAGCATCATCTAAAGAATTAACTACCGGGTTTAATACGCTCACTACTGACAACGGCACTAATAAGAATGATATTAGTCAACTTAAACAAACCGCCAC